GAGGTATAAACTTAGGCGTTAACTGTTTGTTTAACCAATGTCCACAGTTCCATAGTATGACGCTAGACCAATTTTTTTTAGGATAGTCTTCGTTCTTTGCACCCAAGTACTTAACAGGATGCTTTGTTGTGTAGTTATGCTTTACGACTTTGACTGCTTCATCATTATCAAAATTTGCTAGGATCTTTGCTATATCTGTTCGGCAGGTCATATCTCCATCTACAAAGAGTGCAATACCTTTGAAGTTGTTTAGATATGGTACTAGAAAGCGTGAATAGATAAATGCGTTGCTACCATCCGTATGCTTTTCTTCGTAGTCTTTAAGAGTATTTAGTGCTAATGGTGTAAAACTAATTGGTATTGAGGATCTCTCAATAACTGACTGACAAAACGCATGATAAGCAACCGGCTCAACTTTGCCATCATATCCTACATATATATCTAGTTTTACCACTTAACTTTGTTAGCCCAGTATGCTGCGGACATTTTTCCTTTTGCAATGTTTTTAGCGTGTCTTGCTTTAAATGACTTTGCTCTATCTGTATTCGTTTTGTCACCACTTACGCCTTTTTGACCAAAGCGTATGAGTTTTTCCTGGTCACCCTCTTTAGCCAATACTGCATGTGACTTAGTAGGATGACTAGGAGTTCTCTTAGGTTTATTATAACCTGAAAACGTTTCTTTACCTTTTTTTATCATTTCTTTTTAGCTGTTTTTGCTGACTCTTTAAATGCTTTAGCTGTAGGTGCGCCTTTACTTCCTACTTTGCGCATCTTTTCGCCTGAGCCAGCTTTAATTCTAGCTTTCTTGGCTGCAATGTTAGCGTATAGACCTGGCTTATTTGCCACGTTTAGCGCCTTTTTTCATTGGCTTTGCTGCCATTTTGCTACCTGTTTTCTTTGCGTACTCTTTAGCTTCCATTTTACCTTTTGCTGTGTAAGGAAACGCTTTTACTCCACTTTTTGTTTTTACCATTGGCATAATTATCTTCCTTTTTTCATTTCGTTTTGTACAATTTCACGGATCATCTTATCAAGTTCTGCTTGCTTGAGCTTCTTCTTTTTCATCTCAATCGCTTCTTCTTGCTTATCTAATTTTTTATATTCATTAGACTTCATCATAGCTATTTACCTTTTTTTTTAGACATACCAGCTTCGCTAAGTGCGATAGCTACGGCTTGTTTTTTTGACTTAACTACTGGACCTTTTTTTCCTGAGTGAAGAGTTCCTGCCTTCCACTCCTTCATTACCTTTGACACTTTTTTGGCTTTCCCTGCCTTGGTTGTTGGCTTCTTCATGAGGTATCCTTATAAACGTGTGATCATACTGACACTCAGGACATTGTTCATAACCTGTGTCATCATACGGCTGGCCGCATGTACTGCAAATTTTGGGACGCATAAAATAAAAAACCCTACCGGTGAAGATAGGGTTTACGGAGAGTTACGGAGTTAATGGGCGTGGTTATCCCATTGCGTGATATTTTACCACGGAAATGCGTTTTGTCAAGATGCTAGGCATTAATTCTTTTTGACACTATGGTTAAAAGGTTATCCATGGCCAATTCTAACTTGTATTCATAAGCCAAAGGTTTTTTAGAATGTAAATAGCGGTGATATATGGCATCTTGCTGCTCACCAGGAAGGCTATGTATAACTGAGTCGACTACATGGACGTTAGAAAGGTCTTGCACATCTATCATCTCATCAAACGAGTCCACCGTTGACTCTCCCCCTGAAGAGAGTCCTACTGACTTAGACGGATAACCCAGGCGGTGATTATCCGACTTCATCCATAAAGCCCAGTCATCTAGTATTTGCATTAGTCTATCAATATGGATCATGTTGTATTCCTAAAATGCTAGCATTAAAAGACTCAATGCCTCTGTATGGGTTACGTACACTATGTTTGTCATGATCTGCTGTATGCTTATAAACACTTAATATTTTAAATTTTGGCATTGGATGATATAGCTCCTGAAGATAATGTTTTTTTGGTTTATGATAGAAAAGGTTTTTGCCTCCTCTGATCTCACATAATAACTCCCACTCTACAAGTTTAATAACTACAAATTTAATATCATTAAACTTTAAACCTACACGGTTAGCTACTTCTTTACATGTAATAATTTCATCTTCACCTATTACATCTAACAACATATCCTTCATGCGATATGCTTTCGTTTGTATTGCTGTTACTTTCATGAGACATCAACTTCCTTAACATGCCACCTGTTATTTTTCTTGTACCATCCGTGGACCAACACGGTCCAGTTAGCTTTTCTAATGTGACCAATAGAAGTACTATCTTTTATTTTTTTGATCCTTGCGCTGACATTACTTAAACTTGTAGTTTGAATGGCTACAGTATTGCCATCTTCAGATATTGCAAGGACATCAATGCAGCCAAAAAGGTCTACACGAACTCGACCCCAGCTATTCCATTTCTCCACTACCTGAACTAGTGGGTAATTTTCCTTCTGAAGTTTTGCTAGTGTTAGCTGTGTCGGTGACTTCCCTGCCATCAAATTGTCCTTCGTGTGGTTTACGTTTAAAAATGCTATCCCAGTTATTACTAAAAGTATCCTGGTCTACGCTGTATGGCCTTGGTGCTGATCCTTTACCCATTATTTAATTCCTATGATGTCATGTTCCCATAAGTACTGCATGGTATTTACGTAAGCTCTATTCCACATATCACGCTTTTGATCTTTAGTAAGTTTGTTACCAGCATCTAATTCGTAGTGACAATGATAACATAGACTACATGTGAGCGCATCCGAATTTTTGAGACCCATACCCTTTCCCTCGTTACGGTGTGCAGCGACTACAGTACCGTCACTAGCACCGCATGACTGACATGGGATCTCTCTTAAAAGTTTTAGTAGTTTACTATTGCGATATATCACTTGGAAACCTAAAGCCGTATTCAATACCAAACCTTCTTACTTGTTCAAGGTAGTCAGAAAATTCGTTAGTATCAAGATCCGTAGTTGATCTTACATGCGTAATAGGACGGCCAGCTACTACTTTGGTTTCAGCGAGGTTCTGAAACGTTAATAACTCATGAAGTTCATAGTCATAGTATCCAAGATAGTCGCCTAACTCTTTTAACATGGCCCAGTACTTGTCATTCTGTGAGTTACTTCTTAGCTTTTTACCACCGTCAGAAAACTTTACATCAACATGGCCATTAGTTTTAATTTCACTTTTGACCATATCCACGAACTCTTGGAAATTCACTTCGTTTACTGTCATTCTCTTTGCCATATTTGTTATCCCATCCTTTGCTTTTAAATACTTTTCCTTCATTAGACGTAGCTCTGTATTCTACAGGCCCAAATAATTCTTGTATATCTTTTAAAAACTCATTGGCTGTTTTCATGGACTCTCCTTATAACGTAAACCTTTTGGATCATACCAGAAGTTGAATGACCCTTCAAACTGAAAGTTACGTTGTTTTTGCACGAATATCTTTGCGTCCGGAATAATTTTTAAGTCAGCCTCAAGCGTTTTACCTTCATCTTTTAAACGCTCTTTATAACGGTTGCGCCAGCAACATAAGATGTTATCGCTGAGGTTGCGCAGATGCGAGCTGCCCATGATGTCCGTAGCGTCTGGTATTTGCTCTTCATCTGATAGTTTTCTAGTATGTGCTACTAAAAAAATATGTATGTTAAGATCTCTACATACCACAGCTAAACGATCCGCAAAAAGTTTTTGAGCATTGTAATTATCTTCCGCTATGTCAGCCATCTTCATTAGTGAGTCGATAACAAATACCTCTACCCCTAACACATGCTTTCCCCAAAATAATGTGGCTATCATGTCCTCAGATGTAGTGACTCCAGTCTGATCGTAGATATACAGTTTACTAGCTGCTCGCTCACAGAAGCGAGTAACATATTCATCTGTAGGCTCTTGTGATCCTAACGCCTGGGCCAACATGCGTGCCATAGTGAGTACTGGCCTCATCTCTAAGCTACTCACCAAACATACAGAGTTTTTCATGAGATGCAATATCACTTGTGAAAGCCACATTGACTTGCCGTGGCCGCTAGGGCCGGTGACTAATGTTACCTCCCCTGGCCGAACATGGAATTTATCATGCGTTTTAGTCCACGGTAGCGTCTTGCCAGCATATATTTCAGTAGAGTAGTATTTAATAAGATCATCAATAAAAATATCTGCACTTTTAATTTTAAATTCGTTACCATAAGTTTCTCCATTGTAAAAGTTATTTACTTCTTGTTGACTAACTGTCAGTTTACTAATTGCATCATTGATGTTCATATACCACCTTCCCATGGCTTACGTTCAACTTCTACGTCATCTAACCAACGCATTTGCTGAATGTACGTTATGGGCGCTGGCGAGAAACCATCCTTCCATTGCTTACTTTGTTTCATTGTTTCTACATGACCTATAATTTGGTCAGCTATCTTATAATACTTTTTAGCCTTCCATCTCTCAAAACATTTTTGTTTAGCTACTTTTCTTATAGACGGATATAACTTCCAAAACTTATCGAAAGTTTCTTCTATAGAAACTTGCTCCAAAGGATCTGTCTCTGTCTCTGTCTCTGTCTCTGTACCCCCACTTTGCTCCATGTTTGCTAGCACGTTGCTATCTAGCTCTTCTAACCATGGTGTGAGTGAAGATAAACACTTGACTAATAAAGTCTTTTCAATTCTTAACCTAAAAGCCATAGTGTCTACTGACGGTAAATTTCCATCAATATCCTCTGCGGCCAATAACCATAAATTGATAAGCATTTTTGCGGATAATGGATCTAAATTATGCCATTCAAAGTCATCTAATAACGATCTATGTACTTTTATCCAGGGCGGACATCTGTCATGGTAATGTTGATATTTACTCCAGTTTCTTATTTTCATACACTCTCCTTAAGCGTAACACGTTGAAATATGGTATAATACACGTCCTTTCCTACAAAATTCAACTGTATCATCCATAGAGCGGTAGTATACTGCTAGATT